TATATTACCTAGAAATGCAGATATGTATTACTTTTTACAAAAAGCTAAAAACGTGTATACAACTCATATAAGTGAAAGTTGTTTATATGCAGCTGTGTTAGGTAAACATATACAACCAATTGATGTTTGGAACAATATACAAAGAGGATCGTTTTATTGTATAAACAATCATATATTTAAAGAGCAAATACAAGCTAAAAAATTCATCAATTTTACTTTTTCAAGTTATAAATCAGGTATTATAAATCCTGCTTTAGATAAAAACTGGAAAAAGAAAGTAGATGATTATTTAGATTATATAATGTTTAAACGAGAAACGTATAAAAACTGGTTTCTAGCATCAGAACCAAAAAAGAAGTAAAAAGCGTGACAATTGCGTAATAATATAAAAGTGAAATTAAATTAAATTAAAATTATGAAAAAAAATAAAGCGAAAGCTACAAAAGTTACTAAAGAAGAACTAAAAGAAATACAAACTTTAGTACAAAATATTAATTCTGCTCAAATGCAGGTTGGACAAATGGAAATTGATAAGGCAAATTTATTAGGTCTTATTTTAAATGCTAAGAACCAATTTAACGACGTACAACTTAAACTTAGAGAAAAGTATGGTGATGTAGTTGTTAATGTTACAGATGGATCTTTAAAAGATAAAGAAGATGAGCAAGTTAATAAGGAAAATTAGTATCGGTAAAGATTATAAAAACGAAGCTATGCACTACTCTGTAGGCCAAGAGGTCTACGGAGGGCATACTATCGTTGATATATTAGAAGAAGACGATAAATTTAGTATTTATATTCAAAAAGGCGATGATGTTATTCCATGGAAAGATTTTAATAAAAACATGGCAATAGCAGTTGAATATAATTTAGAATACTAATGCAAGGTTTATATAATTTTATAGTAAAACCAAAAGGAGATATATACAACAACACTAAAAAAATAGGTGATGTTGATTTAATATTAAACAATAATTTATCTGAGTTTAAATATATAAATAGAAACGCTATTGTTGTAGCTGTTCCTAAAATGATTAAAACTAAAATACAAGTTGGTGATGAAATAATAATTCATCATAATGTTTTTAGAAGATGGTATGATAAAAATGGTGATCAAAGAACTTCTTTTAATTACATAAATAAAGATTTGTATCATATAACAGAAGATCAAATATATTTACATAAAAAAGAAAACAATTGGTTAGCTTATGAAGGTTATACGTTTGTTAAACCAATAAAAAATAAAGATAAATTTAATTTAGGTATAGAACACTCTAGTAAAGGTGTTGTTAAATATACAGATGGTTGTTTTAAAGAAAATAAACTAATTGGATTTAATCCACGTGTAAATCACGAGTTTATTATTGATAACGAGTTGTTATATAAAATACCTAACGAAAACATTGAAATTTTATATGAGTACCAAGGAGACGAAGAAACGTATAATCCAAGCTGGGCATAAAGCTGTTGAGGAGTTAATAAAAGTTGCAAAAGAAAAAATAGTTGAAACTGAAGATGATGTTTCAGCTGATAGACTTAAAAATGCAGCAGCTACAAAAAAGCTAGCTATATTTGATGCTTTTGAAATATTAAATAGAATACAGGAAGAGGAAGACATGCTTAACGGTATAACTAAAGAAGAAGTTAAAACTAAATCTTTTAGTGGTTTTGCAGAAAGAAGATCTAAGTAATGTTATTTGAAATAATAAAACCAATAAAAATAAATACCATTAAACGTCTTAATAAAGGCAAAAAATGGAAATATGGATATAACAAAGAACATGATGTTGTTGTTATAAGTAAAAACGGAACTATTGGTGATATTTATAATATACAAAATCTTAAAATTGCTTTACCAAAAACACCTAAAAATGTACATAAATTCAATAGTGACAAATGGGAGGTAAC